GAACAAAACCGAAGGGATAAGGCCGAGCGCGCCGTCAAAGGCTGGTGGAGACAAATCGACTTCGGCGATCATGGGTATCTGCGGCAGGGACGGTCGTGGCAACAGCACGAACTGGCCGCATGGCAGATTCTGACCGGGTGGGCGGTGCAGTACACTGCGCTTGTTCCCGGCCCTGATGGGATGCCGATGCCCGTTGCAGACCTGCTCGACCCCACGTCCACATATCCGTTCTGGAACGGCCCGTATAAAGAACTCTCCGATATGCTCTATATGTATAACGTCTCCGGTCGTCGCCTCAAGGCAATGGCGATCACGAATGACTTCACGATTGATGAGGATATCCCCGACGATACCAACGTCGTGATTCTCGACACATGGGAAGAACGCTATAACAAGGAAGATCCAGGACAACCGGACATTCTGAACAGCGTCTTCTATACCATTGGCGATGCAACCCCACGTTTCACCGGCGGGTGGAGAAAGATTCGGGACTTCTCGAACTTCTCCCCGAACTCTCTGGGGAAGATTAACGGCTTTACCCGATTGCCGTTTATCGTTCTGCGAGCAGATGATACGCCCATAGCCGGTTCCTACGAGACGAACCTGACCAAACGGTTCGCCAAGACCTCTGGCGGCATGGTGAATCCAATGATTACCGAGTGGAAAGCACTTAACGAACTCATGTCCACCTTCTGGCAGGATTTGCAGGAGGCCATGATTGATACGGCCTCTATAGCAATTACCTCGCCTGGGGCACAGGATTCCTATACGGAAGAGGAACGTGGACGCACCAAGCAGCTCGATAGTGATACATCTATCTACAGACCGCTGGCACGGCAACCCATGATGAGTCCCATTACCGTCCTTATGGACTATATGAAACAGCGGCTCTCACGGTTGAGCTTCTTTGACGAAGCCTTCGGTGGGGTAAATCGCTCATTAAGCGGTGTGGCACTGAAGAATGTGCAGGAAAGCAGCCGTACCCAGATCGAGCCCTACAAGCGGGGAGCAGAATTCCTCTATGCAGAGACCGGGCGTCTCTGGCTGAATGAGTATATGCGCCGATTCGAGGGAAGCGAACGAGGAAACATCCGTGTGCAGGGCAGAGATGTCCGACTGGGGTTCTTTGATGAGGAATTCACCACGGAGGATATGCCAAGCAGTACGTTCTTTGAATCGGAGCTCGAACTGGCCTTGCCTGAAGACGACATGATGCGAGCAAACATCTTCCGTGCGCTAAACCCCGCAGCAAAGATGTCGCTCCCGTGGCTCCGTGAGCGGGTCATGAAGGTGGAAGACCTGAAACTGGAGTCAGAACAACTGGCCGCAGATAACGTCGAACAGTCGCCGGTCCGCATCAACATGGAAGTGGCGAACCGGCTCTTTGATCTTGCGAGAGCAGCAGAAACAGAAGGAGATATGCAGCGAGCGACAGTCTACGCACTGGGCGCACAGCAGCTTATGCAAAGTCTTATGCCCAAGCAAGGACAGGGAATCCCGGAACAACCCGGTCAGGGGCCACCTGGCGCAGGGGGAAACTTTAGTAACGCTGGTGGCGGTATGCCTGAACTCTCGCCGGAAAACATGCCGCCGACCCCCGGTGGCGTCGCAGCCCCCGCAGGGGGCGGCCCACTAGAGCAGGCAGCCCGTAATGCAGGAGGGATCTAATGTCGTACAGAGACCGAGATGGGAATAAGAACGAAAACATTATTGCGGACAATCCTTTCCAACGTGCGCCTTTTTGGGAGCTGCCCGAAGTCGGGATGGAAGCAGCGGTGGTATGGGAAATGGTATTTGATTTCCTCGAATGGAAGACCGCACTCTCTGAATCGAGTCTCCCACTCGTGGGAGAGGTTCCTTACAAAAGCCTAAGGGAAGCGATAGAGGACAAAGGGGGCTATAGTCAAACATTTGCGTTTACTTTTGAAGAAAAACAACGCATAGCAGATAATCAGGCTTTGGATTTGAGTCGCTTTATCACTGCGACAGATGTTAATGAGCTTTATGACATTTTGGCTGAGGAATATGAGGACCAGATAGGTGCTGACGACGAGTTAAGTTTGGAAGACTTTGCTACGGAATTTCTTGCAGAAGGCGCCGACGGAGTTACGTTTCGGTCAGAATTTGGTGTTGATGAAGAGGTTCTTGATGATTTGACGTCTACTGTTCATAAGCGAATCTTAACCCCAAGAGCGGCCTTCCTCGAATGGAAAAGCACACTCGGTAATCGTGTAGAAATACCTCAACCAGAGATCGAGTCGTGGGAGTATAAGGATTTCGAATACATGTGGTTAGCAAATGTCAGAGAGTTTGGGGAAAAAGATAGTAATCGCTTCGCTTCAGATTATGCGGATGACCCCCAAACTGGGCTGATCGTAGAGGTGATGGCCCGTGGCAGGATGCCTGATACACAAAAAATGGATGCAGAAGCCAGGATGTATGGAGTGTTGGCACAAGCGGGGTTATCGCAAAGCCATCTCGATAATATGACCCCAGAACAGGAAGACGCACTAGATCAGGCAGAGAAGGATCTTGATGAAAAAATAAAGCGACAACAGAGTATGTGGACTGGGCAAGGCAACGTTGGAGCTATTCCAGATAAAGTCCGAGATGAAATTATAAACAGCGTAGCACAAGAGTTGGTTGGGAACTGGGCGAATCCTAAAAAGGTGGCTCCTACAGGGGAACAAGTAAAGGACATGGTTAATAACGCAGCCATGCGGAATTTTGGAATCGTCGTTGGCGATCTTAGCGGACCCGCAGCGTCTGATGAACAATACATGGCCCGTCTTGCTTATAGGCGAGTATTAGACCAGATTGATGCTCTTGCCGCGCAGGGCGTAGACAGGGCAGATATGAATATCCATACAATGGCAGAAACTGTATTTCAGGGGTTACCAGCACCGGAGGAAATTGACAGAAGGCAACGTCTGCGGTTTGGCCCAACTCCTCCGGGAACTGTTGTTGTTGGAGAAACTCCCCAGGAGCCGCAGCCTGAATCCGCTGCGCCACAAACTACTGCGGACAGGACCAAGGCTATTGAAGATCGGGCAAACCAAATTATGGCAGAACCAGGTGATCCTATTACAAAACAAGAGGCCATTGCTCAAGCGCAAACTGAGTTAACCCCATCGTTTGTACAGGCTGAGGCAGATGCGGTGCAAGACACACAGCCACAGATTACTGCTGAATCAGAAAATGCCCGTCGATATGAGCTACTCCAAACCATTTTGGCTCTGGATGACGGCGAAGAGAAACAACAAATGTTAAAAGAATTTATTGACGATGAAGGATTATCGAAAAGCCTTTATCAGGAAACGCCACGGGTTGATGCTGAAGGAAACCCCGTGGTAGATGCCGATGGCAATCCCATTATCGATCTCGCTCCCATTAATGAAGCCGCAGTAATCATGGCGTCGTTCCAACCAATGCCATTCCAGGCAATTATTGCTCAACGTGAGCAGCAAGTAGGGAGATCGCGTGAAGATGTCATGGCAACCATTGCTGCGTGGCGTGAGGCAGAGCAAGTCCTGAGCGATACCGCTAGAGCAAAAGGGATAAACATGGACGAGTATACCGCAGGGACAGCGCAGGCGGATGCAGATATTGATGCGGCACAAGCATCGGTAAAGGAAGCGGAAAAGGCAGGACGCCTCGCAGAGAAGCAGTTAGCACAACGAGACAAAGAGGAACAAATCCGAAAAGAAGGATTCCCGGTTGATGTTGCTGTACTGCCGAGCTCACAGGAACTCCGAGTAGAGGGAATGGCGAGAGCAGGAAAAGCAGGTATCGATGCTCAGGAGGAAGAGCGAAGGCGTCAAGCACAGGAATTAGAAGCACAGCGCATGGCGCAAGCTAATGCCGGTCCAAGAACACTTGGAGGGAGGCTTGGAGCATGACAGAGCCGAATGGAAGCATAGTCGATTCTATTGTGCAGGGAATGGCTGAAGGAAGACCTATTTCGCAGGAAGAGATAGGGCAGATTTTGCAGAATCTTCAAAAGCCAGTCGAAACAGTATCAACAGATCGGCTGACACCAGAAGAGCGAAAAGACCTGGTGCGAAGATTTCAAGAAGGGCCCCCAAAGCGTGGTAGGTCCTGGAGACCCGAAGGGTATGTAAGGAGCCCCGGAGGTTATGAGAGCCTCAAACATGTCCCGGCGGGCAGCCGGGAGGCTACTCCCCTGGCGCGTGTTCCTGACCATCAATCAAGGCGTACTAGGCAAAAAGAGCTTCCAGAAGCGGTATCCCGATGGCTTTCCGATCTGCCAAATCCAGAGGCAACACAACAGTTTCTGCGTGGAAGGTTGCCAATCGGTGCGAAAGATTTCCCCTATAGCGACCAAAACATGTGGTGGCAAGAAAAACAATATCCAACAGGTTTTTTTGGCGCACTTACAAAGAGCATGAAAGATGACGCCATCGCCACTGGTATAGGGATCGGCGGCGAGAGCATTGTTTCTGACGCCTATCGCTGGGTGTCACAGCGCCTGGGTGCGTCGGCCAGTAATTTCACTGAGGCTGACCTTCGGCATTTCGGGTCGGAAGAGAAGGCACTCGCAGCGCAACGAGACTCCCAGTTTTACGGTTTGGGAGAAACGATGCGGCCAAAAACGACACGAGCCAAAATTGGTAAAGCATTTGGGGAAGCGTTGTTTCCTGGCAGTTCTGTCGAACTGCTTGAGGAAGCTGCTTGGTGGCGACTGGGTGGAGGGCCAGCCGGCAAACTAGTTGTCAAAGGTCTCTTTGGTGGCCTGAAGGTTTTAGGAAGAGGAACGGGGAAACTTATCGTTCTTCCTGAAAAAGCACGGCAATTCGTTATAAATCTCGTCGGGACGAAGACCGATGATGTGGTAGACATGAGCCAAAAGGCGATGGACAAAGCTGAACGCAAAACAGCAAATGAAGCCAGAAAGAGAGCACAGGGCAAAGCAAAAAATGTTAGTAAAACGGCAAGAGAGCTCATTGATGCTTTTGGCTTGCAAGGAACCGCTATACCTTCTGACAGGGCATTGCTTTTACCAACAAGAGATGGGGTAGTTAAGGCCATTTTCTTAGAAGCCGGGCCAGGAATGCCAAGGACAGCAGCAGAAATTGCAACATCAAAAAGGGTTCTGCCAGCGATTGGAAAGGTAGGACTCTTTCCGGAAAACTTTGCCGATGATCTTATTCAAGCAGCAGTGAATCCCAATCCAGGCATTGGGGAAAAAACATTTAATGTGGTCAGCAGTTTACCGGTGTTTAAGAAGGTGCTCCGTACTGGTCGCACAGTGCTTGGAGCGCATACCTGGGGCTCTACTGCTGACGATTTTATTCTACGGGCAAGACTGCTGAAAGGGCAGCTTTCGGATATGGCTGAGGCATTCACACGAATAGCCACAGATACGGCAGAATTACTCCGAACAAAGCAAGCAACGCTAATCGGAGGAAAGCTCAATCTCGAAAATTTGGGGATCATTGATGATATTCTTCCAGTGTATGGGACCGGCAGAAACAGGGGATTTATCATACGAAGAGATATTCAGCAGATAAAACCGCTCCCAGGGCAGACGCGGATAAATCGCGCAAGAATTACCACCTATGACCTTGTTTCTTATGCTGAACGCTATAATATGCCAGACGATGTACGCGGATTTGTGCATGAAGTACGGAGCGTTGCGCGCGATACAGTGGCAATGCTAAAGAGGGAAGGAATTACCTTCGCGCGTAAAATGGCAGAGACTGATTTTCAGTATTTGCATCGGTATCTGACGAACTTCCAGCGTGAGGTTCTCGATGATACTGCGGATGAGGTTAAAGATATTCTACTAAAGAAAGGCATTGTCACGAGATGGGCCAAACGGACAAAAGACACCCCATTCAATTATGTAAGGAAATTTTTAGAAAACGTACAAAGCGGCAACATTAAAAATGATAAGGAGATTAAAGCCCTAGCCGCTCGTATTGCTCGCGATCTGTTCGTTGAGGTCGAGACGCAGTCTATTACAAAGCGCAGTAAATATCAGACGGTTCTTGACGCATTAGCAAACGGACATGATTTCGACCACAACGTGGTCCGTGCATTACGTTCTCAGGTTCAACTCTCCTACCGCATGGTAATAAACCAGCGGGTTAATGAATTTCTTAGTAAGGCGATGACAAGTCAAGACGAGATCGTCCAAGCAACAGTTAAGCAGACAGAAGAAGCTACGCGCAATGTGAAAAATCTCCTAAAGGTTGTACAGAAGGCGTTATCTGGGGAAAAATTTAACCGGAAATTCCCTTCACAAAGAATTACCGCTCAGGAAATGAAAGCATTTACTGCTTTATATCCAAAGGAAGCAGCGCAATTCCGACAAATCCTGGAGATCCAGCCGGCAGATGTGAATAGCGTTATTAAGAAACTGGCTCAAGAATTGCGTTTTGAATTGAAAAAAACACCGGCGATGTTTGCTCAAGCCCTTGAGATGGTGCGTATCAAGTCTTTCCCCCGTCGTCTCCGTATGCCAAAGCCACCGGCGAAAAGACCTGTTACTAATGAGGAGTTACGGGAGACATTAAGGCGTCTTGGCGCAGATCAGAAAACAACTATTACGTTTCTGGAGCGCATTTATCAGGAAACAGTATCCTACCCAGCACGGGGACGAAAAGCCGCACTGGAGGATTTCGGGGAAAGATTAAAAACCCTTATACGGAAAAGCGAGCGAGCGCATCGTATAGCAAAAGATCATCTTCAAGAGCAACGTAATACCTTAACTTATCTGATGGAGACTAAAGGCACTGCAAGGGTTCCGAAAGGGATAATGCCGGGATTCTATAAGAATGATATGTTTGTTACGACCGAAAAGGTCACGCAGTTCTTCGATGGCAAAGAAGTAACTGGCACACAGTTTGTCGCGATGTTGGAAAAAGAGTTCGGAAAGGGCGTTGTTACTGATGGATTCCTAAGACAAATGGCGGGATTTGCAGGAATCTACCGTCTTATGCGAGCATCGTTAGACCTGAGTTTCCTTTTTATTCAGGGAACAGCGATCCTGGGAATTGATTTTCACAATCTCCTATTTAAGACTGTCCCGTATGCTTCAAAGGTATTCCTCAAAGAAGCAGTAGGCGTCCCTATGATTGTAGGGACGAAACCGCCACCATCGACCTTCTTTGGTGCAGCGAAATCCATGTTTACGGCAGTAATAGACCCTCGGTACGAACTCAAGTGGTGGACCAATCCCGCGAGAAAGGCATCTGCTATACGCCGCGCTCTACATGGCGGGATTATTCAAAGTTCAGAATGGACAGAGGGACAGGCCGCATTGAAGAATTTAGTTGATTGGCCTGGTCTTGGGCCAGTGAATTTGCGAAACAGAGTGGGGAAATTTATCAAAGGTGGAATAACCCAATTCTATGGCCGAGCGGACGCCGCATGGTCTGCGGGAAGAAACGCAATGGCGCAACTCTATTGGGAAAGCATGGAGAATGTTGTCCCGACAAGCCAGTTGGGGAATTTAGCTCGTGCAACCAATCTTCTTTCGGGGGCATTTTCTTTCCGCGGGGTTGGGATGCCAACAAATCAACAGAATCTCCTGACCGCATTTGTTTTCTTTGCTCCTCGATTTACCTATGCCCAAACAGCATTGGTATCGCACATCTTCCGCGGAGGAGTAAGTGGGACCGCGGCGCGTAAAGCGGTACTTGGAATGACAATGTTAAATACGATGGTCTTTACACTTGCCTCAATGGCCCTTGGTCAGGATCCCAAGATCAATCCTCTTCCAAAATCAATGGGCGGTGATGGATCAGATGTATGGACGATTCGCATAGGGAACAGAAGATACGGAATCGGTGGGTTACTCTATTCACCTATGAGGTTGATTAGTGAAATAGTCGGAACAATGGATGATCCTGATGATATTTTGAGTACGGAACTATTGCTGTCTACCAACAACCCAGTATTGCGTTGGTGGAGAGGAAAACAGGCTGGTCCGACTCAGCTAGTATGGAATTATTTTGACGGGAGCAATGCGTTTACCGGTGAAGATATGCGATCTCTCAACATTTCTCTCCCAGGTGCTGGCCCTGTCGCATCGTTCACTAAGGAAGGAATTCTCCCCAGTTGGACAATGATGAGATGGGTATTCCCAATATGGTCAGACGTGATTGGAGAAAAAGACTCAGGAATGTATCCCATAGGAGCAGAAATCGGTGGGTTCCGTACCCGTCCAGAATCACTTTGGTCTCAGATGGCACGGATGGTCGAAGACACAGATGGACGTAACCGTAGATATTCGGAGATAGGCTTTATCGACAAAAAACTTATTATAGCAAGGAATCCTGAAATCAAGGCTATCGACGATCAGGCCCGTGAAGAGGCTAAAAAACGCGGATGGAGCAATGAAAAGACGGGCTATTATGCGGAAAGAAGCGCCGCTAATGATGAATTTAATGAGCTATTGCTCGACATACAAGACGAGTACATTTCCGCTGGGAAGTTCGACTTGCAAATAGACGATGTACGGGAACAAATATTAACGGCGAAAAGAACCTATAGCGATAGATTGCGGCGCATCGACGCAAAATATCCTGAGGTTATTGCTGAATTTGAGAGTGAGAGATTGCGGGACCTTGAGGCAGGAGAACCTGCGGGCGCTTATGATGCTGCGTATCGGGAATATCTTCATATTATCCATGACCCGAACAATTGGGATGCAGCACGAACAAGACCGAAAAAGTCCCTTAGTCAACAAATGGATGATTGGGAAGAAAAAACGCCAGAGGGTGTGCGGGCACAAATTGAGGAGTATAAGGCAGTATCTATTGCCGAGCGCCCGTGGATTTATATAAAGTATATGGAATCGCAGAAAGCGTTACAAACCTGGTGGCAGGTCTATGACGACTTTGAGAAAGAGTTTCCAGATTTCGTCATCGCGGAGGCAAAAGTAGAAGAAGCCAAAAAAAGGCATGGAGTCAGGGGTATGGGGATAGAAGAGCGGAAAATACGGGATACGCCTATTAACGGAAAGGGATACGACTGGTATACGTCTAGGCGATTTGGGTTGCTAGCAGATGAGCTTATATACAGCAAACCCGCAGGATTGATTGATGCTGTCTTAGAAATGTGGGGATACAGAAAAGTGTCAACAAATAATGGACAGAGACGACTGTTCGGGTTATCCGAAACATGGGAAGATGACTGGAACGAACTGATGAAGTATCAGGAAGCAAAGAAAACGCGCTTCCAGGTAGGGGTAGAGTTCGGACAAAAATCCAGGGAAAATTGACAAAGGCTTTATATAGTGCTAATAATCTCTACATAAATCCAAAGAACCTGGTCGCACCTCACAAATGAGGGAGAGCAACCAGACGAGTCGGAGGAAAAATGGTTAGTCCAGAATCTATCCCAAGCACCGAGGTCAGCGGGGGAGCAAATGCACCGCAAGCGCCAGTGCAAGAAGGGATAACGGCAGCAGACTTGGCGAAGAGCAATGAGCAGCTCGCACAATTGCAGCAGCAATTCGCTGAGTTTAAGTCAAACGCCAGTAGGCGAGAGGGAGAGCTCACGCGAGAGCGGGACGCTGCAAAGAAGGCTATCGAACTCGGCGAAGACTCAGAAGAGTACAAGCGGTGGGAGATAGAAGCCATCCGTGAAGACGAGCGGAAGCAAAGTCATGACCGGGTTGCAGCACTTGAACTCGAAAATTCTAAATGGCGTTTACTCAAAGATCATCCAAGTGTTCCTGACGATGTGCTACAGGGAGCAATGACACCAGCAGAAATGGAAGTCAGGGTTCTGCGGTGGCAGTTGGGAGCCAGGGGGCCAGAGTCACAGAGCGCTCACCCGCAGACGCCACAAACAATGACGTCAGGTGGGACAGGCGCAGGTGTCGGAAAATCTTATGAAGAAATACGAGATGCCTATAATAAAGACCCTCAAGCGAACCGGGAAGCCTACATGGCAGCACGGAAAGCGAGGGGGCTGTAGGCAACTGGAGGAAAATTAATGGCTATCAACACAACGAGTGTACTTGGAGATACGATTCCAACGATTATCGAGGAAGCTCGATATACGGAACAGTTTAAGGAAGTTATCTCCAGCCTAGCGTGGAGAATCAACAAAGACCTCCACAGCGGGACGACCGTAAACATCCCCTACTTTGGGACAGTTACTGCTAACGCACTTTCTGAGGGCATAGACATGGTCAACCCCCAGGCGATGGCAGACACAAACGTGCAGTTCACCCCCTCAGAGGTGGGCGCACAGATCGTCATTACTGACAAGCTCGTCCGAGACAACCAAGAGGACGTCATTCGGGCAGCGGGTCGAATCCTTGGTGACGCTATGGTTTCCAAGCGTGAGCAGGACTTGGCTGGTCAGTTTGATGATGGCACCAACACAATGGGTTCCGCTGGCGCAGCAGCTACTCTCGGTATCTTTGCTGCGGCATGGGCAGACCTCAGTGGCGTAACGCTCGCCAATGGTGGTCCCGCACCGAAGCCCTATGTAGCGGTGCATCACCCATTTGTGCTTCTCGACTTGGTAGACACCTTCACACCGACCTTGGCCCAAGCGGGTGAGACAGGTGTGGGCGCAGGAAGCCTTGCAGATGAAACCCTACGGAATTACACCGTTGGTCGTATCTTCGGCATGAATGTCTACGAGTCAGGCAACATCTCTATCGACGGCTCGGCTGACGCCAAGGGCGCAGTCTTTGCTGCCGGTACAGGTGGAGGACTGGTTCTTGTTACTGCGAAGGAATGGGACGTCAGCCCTGAGCGTGACGAGTCCATGCGAGCTACAGAACTCAACGTCGTCGGCGAGTACGCCGTCGGTGAGTACTTGGCATCGTGGATTGTCACACTCTATGCCGATGCAACAGCCCCTGCGTAAATTATTAGGCGAGGCAAATCTAATAATATTTTTGGAGGACAACTAAAATGGCATTTCCACGTACAGTTAACTTGGATTACGGCGACGAGAAGAAGGAAGGTTCTTCTGCTATAGGCAACCTTTCCCTCGGAACTCGCGGAGTCACGCCGGACGGGCGAGTCTTCTACTACGCCAAGAACAGTTCGGCAGCTATCACCAGTGCTGGTATGCTTGTTGACGGCATCGCGGCTGTGGGAGCCCATGATATGGACTTAACAGCAACTGCTGCAACAGCGGTAGGCTCAACGACAATTAGTCTTGAAGTACCCACCACCGATTTGACGGCGAACCAGTACCAGGATGGGTACATCGTTTTCAATGACGGCCCTGGTGAGGGTGAGATTTACCGCATTGCGTCTCACCCTGCACATGATGCGTCTGATGACAATACGTGTGTCTTTACGCTTACTGACCCAGGCGGTGTTCGCACCGCATTGACGACATCGAGTTTGGCGGGATTGGTCTACAACCCCTACACCGACGTTAAACTTATCGACGGTGACGGCACCATGACAACAGGGGTGCTTGGGGTAACAACAATTCCAGTGACGGCAAGTTACTACTGCTGGCTTCAGACCTCTGGCCTTGGAAGCGTAGGAGTTGGGGCACAGGTTGGGGTTGTTGGAGACGCACTAACCGTGTCTCAAGAGTCTGGCGAAAGCGGGTTGGCAGAACGTGCTGACCACTCCGACGAGTCTGACCTGTCGACTATTGGTGTTTCGATAGGGGTTGCCTCAGCAAGCCCCGATAAGCAGCTTTGTATGCTGCATATCCGTGCATAGGTGATTTGTGGCTGTTAACAGTACCAAGCAAGAAGCTGCAAGAACGGGGGCCGCGGTCAGCGGAGTCTGGGGTGGCCCCCAGAAGCAGCGATACTACACTCCGACAGGGGAAGTAGTATTTTCAATCCCGTCGTGGCGCGAATTCATTCGCAAAGGCCCGGACGGAAGGATAGTGGAACAAGGAACTCGGGACGCTAACCTTGATAAGGGATGGTCGCTTTCGTTGCCAACCGAACTCAAGGTAGCGTGCCCGGGTTGCACAAAATGGCATGACACCGAGGAAGAGGTGGGTGCCTGTGTAGAAAAGAAGGCCGTGTCAGCAGCGCAGTGGGAACGCAAAGCCATTGAACTGCAACCACAGGACCAGGATACAGATATTGAGGATCGCCTTGGGAAGCTTGAAGAAGGCTTGAGTGATATCAAGACACTTCTTCAACAGGCGTTAGGAGACAAAAATGGGTAAGTTGTTTAATGACAATCTGAAGCACACAAAC